CCTAACCGCCGAATTATTTGGTTTCGCTGTATTTACTGTGTTGTTAGACCAGGAAGCGTTGAGATCCCCATCATGATCTGAAAAATTTGTCCCGCTGCTCTCAATGAATGTGTCTTGCATAAAAACCGAGCCGCCAGTAACATCGAGACGTTCAATCTCTACGAGCGCTGGCGCGGCCTCGGATGCTGAATTCTCTTCGATTGTCATCGAATGCGTCAAAGCAGAAGGAGAGAATACAAACTCCGAAGAATGAGTAATCGCTATGAGCACATTATCAACACTCACTTCTAAAGTCGAAAGTGCAGAGTTATGAATAGACCTTGCTCTGTGAAAAGCTCTGAGAGTAAAAGTTGTAGCGACCGAAACATTCACGTTGCCGGTAGTTCCGTCAGCGAGTGTTATTTTTACATTTTGCAAACTATCGACTAAAGCTATATCAACCTTCATCCATATATTGCCACCCCCAGCATTTTGAAGTTTGACTGTGTACGTATGGCCCGCAGTTATGGCAACAGGAATTCTAAAATCTAAACGGAATAAATAAGGCCCATGCCCGTAATTCCCCGGCATTAAGGGGGTAACAAGTACCGAACGGTTGTTTGCACTAAAAGTTCCGCCTATCGCTAAAGCGTTATTCTGTATTTCAAGTTTCGCCCCAGCAGGCGTAGGAGTAAACACCGGCGTAGACCAATCAGCGCCAGTTTCCCCAGTATGAGCACTAAGTAAAGTGCCGTCTGTGTCTGTAAACGTGTCTTCTATTATTTTACGTGTCATCACACACCATCCGCTGAATAAATAACTCCGTCAAGAAAAATAGTCCCGTGCGCTTTTTTTAAGGAGGTATAAACAAGTGCGGCGTCAATAAAATATGTCACTACGCCATCAGCATCCCGTATTATCTTAAAAACAGCACCTTCACTCACAGAAGAAGGCGTTATAGATATAAATGTACCTGCTTCCACTACCCGCACGTCCCCCGCCAAAAACTGGAACCCCCAGCCGATTTCTTCTATGGTAGCCGCCTCATCAGCTTTGTTATTAAACCCTGCTGCCGCCCCGACAGTATCTTGGCTAAAAGTGAACTCAACTTCACACCCTGCTTTTTCTTCTTGCACAGAACGAGCGCCGGAATTCCACCCGATGTTTAAATCTGTTACTAAAGTAGACTCAGTCCCCGGTGTCCCTGGAACTGGGGGAACCTCTGGGGTGCCAGGAACAAAAACCAAAGTGGTTATGGTTTGCGGCGGTAAGTTATCCAACGAAGCGACATACTGTTCCTGGGTGATGAACCCACTTGATAGCTGCGCCGTTAATAAATTCAACGCTGATTGTCGTGCGGCCCCGCTTGAGTCAACTATTTTCTCCCAACGAGCTGGTACCGCTGGCCTGCCCGGAATCGCCGGAGTACCCGCTGTTCCTGGCTCGCCGGAAACAATTGCTTTTTTAAATAATGTATTCGGCATGTTTTAATCTCCGCCAACTAAGTTTACAATGTTCGTGTTATGCAGCACTCCTTCAGCCCCGCCGAACACACTAGCCACATTAATAATTGTGCGCAACGGCGTCCAAGTCACTCCTGAATCAAAAGAACGATACTCTATTATATCCCCTCCGACAAAAGATATGAAGGTCGCTAACTCGGCTTCTTGGAACGGAGTGCTCTGTCTGGGTTTAATAACAGCTACTCGCCCCCCTATTCCGTGGTATAGCCCGGTTGAGAAGTCAATAATCATTGACGCAGCCCAAGTAACACCAAAATCAAAAGTGCGCAACCCGAATACAAGGTTAGGGCCAGCCCTCACAATAATATACGCAGCTCCGACACCTATAGGCATTATGCCTGCAGTTCCGAAGTTTCTGCCATCTAAAACGCCAGGAAGATCGCCAATGATAACACGCCCACCCCAAGCAGTGGGGCCGGAAGAATTAATCCGTAAAAAATCAAAATAATCCGTCTCTACCCCGCCACGTAAAGGGATTGCTGCAATTGCTTCCCCGTTCCCTACAGAAGCAATTGAAATAAAACCGGAATCGTTAGGCGGGTTGCTATCGGGGGCAAGTAATAGACTAAGCGTGGCAACGTTAGTAGATAGAAAATCACTTGTGGTGTTAATGTTAATTCGAACGACACTATCGAAAGTACGAACCATGCTAACTAATGTGTATTTTCGGCCGGTGACTGAATAAACGTATGTAGACGGTATGCCAACACTAGCTCCGCCCCCACCAGTCATTATATCGTTTGTGGTTTCCACAAGGCGATGAACGCCAGACACAAAGTTTTCTTCTAAAGCCGCGTCTGCGCTTAATACTAAAGGTAAAGCCCCTATGGTTACAGGCGGGGAAGAAATATTTTTAAAGCTTGCTGAAGCAACAGCATAAGAAATTGGGGATAGTTGAACGATTGTAAACACATTATCGTCAGAAGTGCCGTCCCATACCAGTCGCTGATGGTCTACAGGAGCGGGGCGGTCCACAAACGTATCGCCTTCAGCAACAGAAAACCAAGCTTTTAATCTGTCAGTTGTTGTAGCGTACCCCGAAGGGTTTTCTAAGGATATAAAAAAGAAACGGTTGCGGCTAACCCTAATGATCCCATACCCAAAAGATACCGCAGCGGGGTCAGAAATCCCTTCGATAGAAATAGGGAAACTACGAAGTGCGCTCCACTTCGCTTTGCCGCCAATAACATTACCCAGCACCGCTGTTTTGCCCTTCGTCAAAGGGGCTAACAAAACAAGTTCGAAGCCCCCACTAAGACAAACTGCTTCGTGGATTCCTGCACGGCTTACCGTTATAGTAACGCCTTTGACTTTAATTGTATTTACAAAATTGGGGCCTAAGTGTTTCTTTAAAGTCCTAAGACGATTTAAAGCAAACGGCAAAAAACGCCCTGCAGCAATGTTCTTTATTTTTTTGTGTACTGGCACGAGACATTATAATGTCGGCAACGCAACTACATAGAAATCAATAGTCTGTGTCGCAGACAGAACAAGGGTTAGATCAGTTAGATTCAGATCAGCCCCAGCCAATCCAACAGAACCTTGAATTCGTGCTTCCGTAGTGCTCGAAGCCCCGGTATCGCCAGCAGCAACATGCCGATAGTAACCGGCAACACCGCCAGCAGCGACTACTCCGCTCCACACCGCTGCGTCCTTAGATATAACTCCGTCTGCAGCAGAAGCGGCGAATGAGAGTTTAGTCGCGCCCGACGCTTCTGTTATCGTTACTAAAAGAGTTCCTGTCTCGGCAGCGTCAGCGGTTGCTGGCTCCGCGCCAGAAAAAATCTTAATCTCGCCTAAAGCCAAAATAGTTTTTAGCGGGTTAGAATCCAGTAGTTTGTTTCTTAAACCGGTTGATGCTTTCATTGTTTATCTCCTTGTATTAAGCTTGGATAGGAACAGTTAACGAAAAAGCATCGATTGTATTCGGCGCGCCGATCGCAATAGCGATGTTTGTCATGTTAAGATCCGCCCCTGTAACACCAATAGAACCGTCAATTCTAGGAAGCGTGGTAGACACACCTAGATTATCAACCGGGTTTCCCATTAAGCGAAACCATCCTGCGGTCGCAGCAGCCAACCCATCAAACTGCCAATTGTCAGTAGATTTAGACACTACGCCGTTTGCTGGTGCTGCCCAAGTAAGCCCGTTCGTAGGGCTGCCAAAAACAAAAGCTAAACCGTCTTTAGTAACGACACCTAAAAGAGTCCCCGTCACTGCATTATCCGGTGACGCTGGCTGCGGGCCGCTATAGATATGAATCACGCCATCAGCAAACATGCCGGAAAGACCGTTGCTGCTGGCTAACAAATTACGTGCTCCGGTGGATAATTTAATAGTCATTTCGTTGTTCCTTACAAAATAAATCGTTGATTGGACGCTACCCCTTGACCTGACAAGGATACTACAAAACGTTTGTCGCCGCGAGTCCTAATAATAGAACACCCCCCGCACACACCGGGGGGGACGCTCACGTTATCTTCAGTAAGATTTTCAAACGGCAGCCCTTTACAAACTCCGCGAGTTGTCCAGAAATATAATGTGTTGTCATCATCGTCTATAACCCAACTTCTCCCGGCAACGGCTCCGTAATTCGCCAGTTTTATTAACTGCTCGCCAGTGTAAGCGTAAAGCTCTGTCTTCGTGCCTATGACTAACCCGTCGTTGTGTGGGGCAATCATTACGCACTCGCCAGGGACCATCACCGCTTTCTCACTTACATTAAAGAGATGGAACCCAAAAGACTCCGATATGAAGATCGCCGACACATCTTCTTGAGGCATGAAAAAAGAAACGTACATATTTCCGCGCCAGTATTGATGAACCCCCCACCCAGATTGTAATGGGAACAACCCATAAGTTACAAGTTCTGAGCCTAGAGCTGTAGATGGAGCGTTCCACAATTCTGCGGTATTGGTTGTTTCAAAAGCTAATTGAAAAACCGTACTGTCCGCTGGGGCTATATAAACTCGAGTCTTGCATGCAGCTTGTTGTGGTATATCAATTATTTGTAGTGCTGAACCTTGTGGGAGCTCCGCAACAGCAGCTTGTGCGCAGGAACCAGTTTCTCTGCCGTCAGGGAGAATAAAAGTACAATGTACTCTATACTGCCCCGCGTCCAAATTGCCGCCCACTATAGCGAGATTAGGAGTGGTGGGGACTGGCCACGCCCAATTTGATACAACACCGTTGGATGAAATAATCCCAGAGTCCACGCCGTTAGAAAAATACACTTCATTGTTTACCTCTGTCCAATGCACCTGCGCGGTGCTCAATAGACCAGAACGCAACACAACGGTAGAAAAATCTGCGTGTACTTGCTTTAAATCGCCAGCGTCTATAATATAAAAACGAGCGTGATCGCGAGTCGAATACCCCGCTGACAAAACGCCGGTCAGTTTGCGTGTATACCCATCACGACGCTCAATTCCAGCATTACTTCGAATGTTTATATTATCTGCTTTGCGAAGCCACCCATTACCGCCGCCCACTATATCACGGCGATTATTCAGCCCTTTGAAATGAGATAACGAAACGGTACGCGGCACTAAACATTCCTTTATTTACGAGCGGCAACAATATCGAGAACGGTCTTGCCTACTTCGAGCGCTGTCAAAATAGCTTCCACTCGTTCACCCTTCACAATTAATGATGTAACAGCCTCGTCTAACACGATAATTTTATCTTTATAGCCGCGGATCAACTCGCGTTCGCGTTCGGAATAATGCAGCCATTTAGCTTCAACAAAAGACTCGACGTTCTTGTAATGTCTTACAAGTTCGTTATAATCAATAGAAAGAACGGAAACCGTAGCTGATGGCAACGTGGTCAGTTTTAGAGCATCGCCCCAACGATCTTTAAAACCGCCATAGAACTCAACGGCATCTCGAAGTGGCTGTATCTCTTCGTCTGTAGCTTCAACAGATATTATAATGTCCAACGCCGCCCCCGTCACTATCAAACGGTCAACAGCAGTGGCGTTCTGCCCAATTTTTGCCGTCTTTAGTAATGTGTCACAACCAGTAAAAAATAAAAAGATAACACTAGCTAATAAGATATATTTTGATTTTTTCAACATGTTTTTTCCTCTACCAACGAGCTTTGTGTGGGCGAATGTCCACGTGAGTAAATGTATCATAAGATCCCAAACCGCCTGACCATCCTCGCAGTGCCTCCTGCACGGCTTTGGGTTCCATTCCATAAACAACTATGTCTGCAGCTTTTCCTAATACATGCTGGCTGTTTTCTGACGCCCCCGGCGTTTTGTTGTTATAAGCAACCGAACGGTATCCAGAGTTTATAGTAATTGGCCTGCCTAAAATATCACGCACAACTTGAAGTCTGTTAGCAAGACATTCTATGTTGCGGAGTATCTGTTCGTCATCCGGTGGTGTATCCCCATCCGAGAGGAACTCAGAAAGTTGGAAATTTCGGGTCAATCTTTTTTTTAGGTTTATGTTCATAAAAACTCCGCTAGCCTTGAGAAAAATTCTGCAGCAGACATTTTCCCTGCTGCAAATGCGTATATTAAAGCTGCGATGCCAGCTATTGACGAGAAGACTATTATAGCACCTAGCCGCATGCCCAATATTACTCCTTTCCCCAAAACCATTTTTTCGTAAATCACATTTATTTTCTCTTCCAGTTTCGTGGCTTCGTTTGGTGTCAAAGGACAAGGCCCAGAGTTGCCTTCGGCGCTAAAAAAACGTCGCCGGTCAGACCTTACTTTCCGTCGCTCTTTTCTAGTAAGCATAATTATTTAGTTTGAAAGGTCAATATTAGGTATATGATATATCAAATCAACAGCTATAGGAGAAATTATTTCATTTATTGTGAGCGTCGTAGATCCAACCCAGCCTAACGTAAAGAGGTCATTCTCCCCGCTGCCGACCCAACCCGAATTTATCCACGCGTCGTCTGTCATTCGGTTATCTGCACAGTACTTGTGCCGTCTCCGTTATCAGTTTTAGTCAGAGTGAAATCCGCATTTTCTATCGAAGAACGGTCGTTACTGTATTTGTTTGGGGCGTCTTTGTTCAAATCCAGTCTAGTGTGTATACGCGACACTGCCTCGCCGAAACTACCGGCTAAATTAGCCAGTGATCTTTGTAGTTCCCACACTTTTTGTGCCATTTCAGTAGAAGTGTCCTGGTTAACGCCTGAAACAAGATTCGATACAAAAGATTGAAACACCGCTTTCCCTGTAAAGTCTATAAGAGGGGAGGGGAAATCATCGGAAAACAAAGAGCCGGTGATCGCTGTTTCGGTCAAATCTATCTGTAGTTTCCACCCGTTGACCAAAAAATAAATATCGCCCGCCTTAAAAACACCAATCGTCGTATCGCCACCAATGCTACGAACAACCCGCCCGATACCGTTATTGTCAGCAAGCAAAGCCCAGCGCTTCCACCCTGAATACACATCTGCTTTGATGTCAAGAGAAGTCACGCCAGGGTTCACTGAAATGATCCGGGTAAATATATCGAATGTTATTTTCTCAGCCATTTAACCACCGCTAGCTTTTTTACGTTTTTTACTTTGTTTTTTGGCCTCAGCCTCGACGCGCTTCTTTACCTTGATGTCAGGATAAACGACACCGCCGCTTGCTGTTACCTGGGGAAAAGTAGACCGGACAATATCATCCCAAACCTGTTCTTCAGAATGATCTCTAGCTATTATTTTATAAGGGTCAAGAATTTCTACGTCCCAATTTACAGCAAAGAAACGCCATCCGCCGAAACCAGTCTGTTTTTCGAATTGTTGCTTGAACTCATTAGTGCACCCACTTGCCCCTTTTCCTAGCGCTTCGGTTCTACAGCGGTAAAGCTTGTATCGTACTGTGCGACGCGCAGCACGGATTTTCAACCCTTCAGGGGACATGGCGCTAACCAACCTTTCAACTTCAAAGACTTGTAAATCGGCTAGTTCCACGTATTCATCCTTCACAATATCCTCTATAGTTCCCATTCAGTCTCCTAGATTATGCTGGGTTGCTAAAGTTTCTCTCGTCGCCCGCATTAACAGTAATGTTACTATCTTCGAATCTGCAAAGAGTAGCTACCCCTGCGTTATTTTGCCCAATAGCAAAGGTGCCTTGCAGTTCATTCAGGCCGTTAAATATCCCCCACCGATTAGCAACCAAGTCGTTCTGCGTAGAAAAACCTGCAAACGTACAAGGATTATCCGAAGCATCGCCAGCAGAAATCAATTCCCCCGCCGTCAAGTACGCACCTGTGCCGTATCTCATAGCATCCAACCCCATATTTGCTGACTTAACGGTTGCAGTAGTATTTAACCCGCTACCGAACATCTGCAATGTGCCTGAAGGCGTTCCTACTCTGGTTCTGTAAGGAATAGAACCTGTGTTAGACGTGTCAACAGTCTGGTCTATAGGGTAACACTTCCCCACCCTGCCAGCAGCTCCGAATGTATCGTTTCCTTCGACATGATACTTAGTAAAATTAGTAGAACTAGACCCTATGTTTACAACAACACCGCGATTAGCTAGAGTATCCGTCACCCCTGGCGTGGCTGTAAAGTGCCAGATAAAAACATGATCTCCAGCGCCCATCGTAATACCTGCGCCATTATCAAACAAAATGCCTTTCTCGGCTGCGCTAACCTGTTTATCTACAGCATTTGTGCCCTGCATCGAGAAATCCGCGCCAGCACCTAAACCGGATGCGCCTCCACCATAAGCCACATAGCCTGTCGTGGACTCAGCTAGATCTATATCTGTCAGGTCTTCGGTGTAAGAAGGTACGGCCATAATGTTTTATGCCTTAAACTCTAAGCACTCTACTTCATCCGGTAAAACGCAAGGCGTCAGCCCGCGTTCTTTTGCGGTCGGTTGTGTTTGATCAAAAAGACGCGCCGTGATAGAGTACCAACCAGGCACAGTAATGTCTCCTTTGAGGATCAACAAAGTAATAATCCCGTTATCAATCGAAACACCGCCCCCTAAAAAACTATATGTTACCGAGAGCGTGCCTGTTGCTTTGTCAGTTAGTGTAATCACTAAATCTGAAACATCCCCTGCAACAAAACCGCTTTTTGGGTTCAGTATGATGTCGACATCTGTATTTACGTATATTTTCTCCGCGCAATCCATAATAACTCCCGCCTATGAAACATATATTTTACACTGATAAATCTATAACGGGGTCTGTTTTCACTACATCAACCGTTTTTTGAGCTAAATACAGATCTATTTTTGTAGTGTCTGGTACTCTGTACGCAAAACCGCCTATATCTACCACCACAGAAAACGCCACGTCAACTTCTATGGTTGTAACCAGATTAACAACTGTTCCAAACGCTGAATTTACTGAACGTGTGCTGTCAACCTCTGCCGCCGCCCCCGTAATTACTCGGTCGTCTGTCGAGACCGAAACGGCGGTGTCAATCTCTGTGGTCTGTAACACAGATACTCGATCATCACTTTTCACAAGAACAGCGTTGTCAACCTCGACTGTTTGCAAGATGCTAATACGATCGTCAGTTGCGACTACTTGGGCAGTATCAGTCTCTAACGTAGAGCCAGTTTCGATCCTTGTATCAGATTGTACTGTTTGGGCGCTGTCAATTTCAACTACTAAAAGAGTCCCGATTCGTTCGTCTGTTTGCACGGGCTGTGCCGTATCTTCTTCTACTGCCTGTTGTGTTTTTATAACATCAATAGGACGTGTAGGTAGGGTGGTATCTGTCTCTAAAGTCGAAGCGACTGCCTTAGTTCCCAACGGCGTAACACTTTGAGCGGTATCGATTTCAGGAAGCGCTCTGACAACAGGGATGGTTGTTGTTATGCCAAAAGTTTTTGCGCTATCGGCTTCTACCGCTTGGTCAACTAATACCCCAATACCAATGCTTGAAGCCGTAGAAAAATCTGTCTCCGCAGCTTGCCCAATAACAACACTGCTCACCGCAGGAGCGGTAAATGCCGAATCTGCTTCAAACGCCCGGCCTATAATATTCGGGTCGACAAACTCAAACGCACCTATATCAAAAGAACCTGTGGGGCGGGCGGTGCCAAGTATGTCTGGCGTGCCTAAAGCGTCAGTGGTGCCTACATCTATAAGATCAGATGTGCTTTTTAATCTAAAATCATGAGAACCTGATGTGCTACTTTCAAAAGCTGCATTTGCTAATGACACCGTAGTCATTCCGGTTATGGGGGTGGTATCATTACTATAACAAGTAGTAGCGTTTACAGTTCCGGTGAAGGTAACCCCATTACCCCCACCGTAAACAGCACAATTCGTTAGGTTAACCGTTCCCAAACCTCCTAAAACAACAGCGTTAGCTAAATTGGGGCTTGCACTAGTTTTTATAAATGTACAATTTACATACGTGGCTGTTTTACCCGTAGGTACATTATTGTGAAGGATATTAGAGCTAGCGTCAGAACCGTTATATATAAATAAACAGTTTGTAACTCTTGGGAGAGAGCTATCAAACTGTCCTACTCTTGTATTGCCTGTACCGGATGTTTCTAATATACAATTGTCAATACGCTTGCCGAAATCAGTGCTGCCTGAACTTAGACTTAAAGCGGGGGTATTTAATGCGCCTTTAAATTGGATGCCGCTTACACGGAAATGATCTACGGATGTTATCTGTACTGCCCCCGCAGGAGTAAAATTTGTACTCTCTATAGAGCATCCATTGGCGGTGTTAAATCTTAGAGCATTCGTGCTAGCAGAAGCATGATCTCTGAAACTAGCACCAGGAGCGGTAGTTAGCTCCATATACCTGGTAGCATCTGTAGTTATACTAGATGATTGTAGCTGTATTCCGGTACCAGAGTAGTTATCGGTGGGTTTGTCAATAACCCCCCGCCAAACCTGGTCAGCAGTTACTAAATTGGCTGGACAATCGTCTTCCCATAACTGAGGAGTGGAATAGTCTGGTGTTCCTGACTTAGATATGGAGCTAGTAACTGTAGTAGGCATCTACTACTCCCTAAAACGTGTCGGGTTAACCTTTTTCAACGGGTTTAACATGGTGTTTGTAAACGACAGACTGAAGACGGGCTCTGCGCGCGCGTCGTCAGCAATAAATGCCGCAAACGAAGGAGGGAGGCTAGGATGCTCAAAATCAAAAGAAAATTTACGTCGGAGCAGCATAGGGTTCGTCTCATGATCTCCATCTTCAGGCGCTAAAAAATCAGCTACCCCCTCCTCAGTCGCTAGTGGTAAATGTATAATGCGCCATTCAGGGTTAGTCCTCTCTCGCAATGAGAAAACATGGTCATCAGGCAGTGCGGTAATGATCGAGCCTCGTTTAGTAAGCCCCGCGTCCCTTACAGCATCGTCGGGGTTAACCTTACTCAACACGCGCAAAACCAACTGCATTTTACAAAGCGCCGGGGTTTATGCGCTTAAAAGCGGCCTTGACTTCTGCTGCGTATGAAGCGCCTGATTGAAGAGATTCTAATTTGCCCTTCGGGTAGTTAGCAAGCACCCATAAACCGCTAGACTTATCTGTATCCGACACAATAAGAACGAGCGCCCCGTTAAGCCCGGGAAGTGCGTCAGTCCCGACAAGAGCATGGCGCACTTCTAGCTTCGCGCATTCAAGCGCCATAGACAGCCAATACTGGTCTTTTTCGTCGCAGCCGAGCCTTTCTAACATCTCAGGATACATTTTACTCGCGTGTATTTTAACCCGCCCACGACTGATAAGTTCTGCCCATGATGGTAAGTGTAGTGGTCTCATCTAATGTTGTCCTTTTAAGTAGCGCTAAAGAATCCTGCGGCGTCAATTAAAATCGAAAGATCTGTGCCGCCAGTCGTAGTTACAAAATCATGATGCGTTAACGGGATCCTTGTGTTGTCCGCCGCCGCGTCTTCATAACCAATTATTGCCTTAGTAAGTGTGTTATTCGTTGCGCCGCCAGCAGACACCCACGTTTGGTCCGGCAGGTCGCAATCAACTTTATCATTTGTGTTATCTACAGTAATTGTTCCTGTAAGCCCCGTTTTACGAGTGTAATTGGTAAAGTCCGCTTCTGTGTTGCCAACTTCAAGCAACATGTCGGCAATATCAGTCCTGTCAATCAAAGTTGTCTCTGCCTCATTAGCTTTCATCAACATAATAAACAACTTCGTGTTGTTGTCCGCTATTTTTTCAACAACGCGGCCTAATGATATATTAAATACGCCGTCTGCCATGTCAATCTCCTGTTAAATCCCGCCGTATGGAATCCCGCGGGGGGTATGTACGTTACGTTCCTTTTCGATTCTAGAGTCAGAAACATACGCGTCAAAAAGAGTTGCAAACTCACTTGCTTTGCCTTTGTTAAAAGTTTCAGTGTCTTCTTTAGAATACGCTCGTGCCTTCACCCATAAAAGAAGGTTTACATGATGGTGTGCGTCTATCTCAAAAGACCCGCCGCACCCTTCAATTATAGTTAGCGGCATGCGGTCAACAATTAAAGACAACGATCCGTCGCTTTCAGGGAAAGGATGAAGCCTGGCTTTGTTGCGCTCCATACCGACAACTAAATAACGTAAACGCCCGGGCTGCAAGTCGAATCGAATGCCTAAAGTCTCCATGTCCTCATATTTAATGCGCTTAACTATGGCGCCAGTAACTGAGTCGTTTACCCCCCTGATACGAAGGATAGAACGATCCAAAGTTACCCAATCAGAAGCTGTGGTGTAAGGCACTGTTGTAATTGAAGACGAAGCATCGCTTATCCCCCATGTCCCGCGCGCAAAACGAACTTGAGCATCGTTTATATACGAATAAAGCTCGCCGTCACTCCATAAATACGGCCTCGCCGTATCAAAGAGTTCTAAGCGCGCTTGTCTTAGCAGGTCGTGAGGCTCCATATTAATTACTCAGTGGTGCTTTCTTCACCAACATTTTTAAGTTTCGCTTGACGAAACTCATCCCAAAACACATCGCGCTCTTTAGCTGATAGTTTAAGGTTGGTTAGCTTTTCTACCGCAGTAATTGTTGGCGCCCCCGCCCCGGAAAAAGCTTCGCGGTCATTCGCTTTCATTAAGGTATCAAAAGCCTGAAACGCAATTTCTTTACGCTCTTCGGGCTCGTCTGGTTGAGGGGGGGTTACTACGGCCTCCTCTATGATTTCTTCGACGGGAACAGCGCCTTGCGCCTGGACTTCTCGCCACATACGCTGCGGAACATGGGTGGGGACCCCTTTTTCAAACCGAACGGATCGCCCTGCCACCTTACTAACTACTACTAACTCGCGATTACATATAAATTGCATGGTTTTGTCTCCTAACAACTAAAAAAGAACGCAGGAACGTAGTTCTTTAAGCCACGTAACTGCGTTCAAAGGGTTATAAATTCTCGTGCGCGCGACTATCCAATACATACTGGATATTTAAACGCACCTTGCCCGCAGTAGCGACTGCTATAGTCGAAGCCATTGTCAGCCGGATTGCTTCACCGTTAGCAGCGGTAAGTGGTGCGGCTAAACTAAGTGCTGTCCGCCCAGCGGCTAAGAGACTAGTTGCTGCAAGTAAAGAAGTTGGGGCAGCGGCGGTGCCGAGGGCGGCGGTGTAAACCGTAGGGCCTGCACCGGCAGTTTCTACGATCAACTCGCCGCCGACAATGGTAGCGCCTTGCGTAAGATCCATAATGTCCATCACCAAGTTCTCGGCAATTGCATCGCTACCAAAACTTTTGACTGCGCCGGTAACGGCGTCAACCGCAGTGTCGTCGTAATTAAACACGAACGACGCATTCATCACGGGTTGTGCTTGGCGCGTTTTTTTTAATTCAGGCATTTTAATACTCCTAGTATTTTGTTGAAAAAAAGTCGGTTGTTATAGCTTAGGTAGCAACATAACAAGAGATAACACCGAAATCCTCAGTGGCATTCAAGTCAACCACACTACCAAATTGAGGCTTCAGCAAACCGAAAATTTTACCAACAGAAATCGCTTGTTGGTTATTGTAGTCGAAGCCTTTCTCTTCCCACACAGGAGCGCCAATATCAGCTAGTCCTAATGCCTGAGCCCCACAAAATAACAACTGCGCGCCGTCAACAGTGCCGCCTGCGCCATATTTACTACCAGAAGCTGCGCGAGAAGTATTAGGCACGTGTCGGAACTCAAAGATGTTAATTCCATCAACAGTAACGTGCTCGCCAGTAAAAAGCGGGTTGTTTTTTGCCTGTTGCACACTATGCCGTAAGTTCAAATTGTAATCAGCGTCGAGTTTTAGCTTACGCATCGCATTGGGGGTCAAAAACAGATTATAAGTCTCTCTATTACCCGCCCCGCGAATACCCCGGACAAAGTTGTTTTTTGCATGTGCCTTCAAAGCGACAATCATCGCCCACGATGGCGTGTCAGTAGCGGTCACGTCGCTAGTAGCAGCGCCGACAACCAACTCGCCTGCAGTAGCATCCCAACGCAATCTACGGTTAGTGGTTGGCGCGGAAACGTCAGCGGCAAACTCCAAGAAGGGGAGGTCTGAGCCAACTCGAGCGTTGCCGTTGTTATGATTCGTATAGTTGATACCTGCCAGCGTTAAAAACGCCAACTGATCCATCCGGTCAGCAAGCCAATACGCCAAAGCATCACGAGCGTTATTTCGAAACTCAACGATAGATCTCTGGTCTGCCATTTTACCTTCATGGCGTTCAGCGTTACGCAGTTGGTCTATTTGAATCACTTTCTCGAATGACTTCTGCGTGTCTTCGTTGCCTTCCAGAGTACGATCCCCTGCAATACCGTCACCTTCAAGATCAGCAAGTAAAGTAATAACCGCGCGCGCGCCTTTTTCTGACTTCTTCAGCTCGGTAATGTGCTGAATCATCGCGTTTTGGCTAGTACCAAGAAAATTGTTAATGAATGATAGATTTCTGGCATTCTTCCAGAGCTCCATCGACCAGATTGTTTTCTGCTCGTTAGTCAGCAGACCGAAATTAGTTAAAGCCATTTGGCACCTCGAATAAAAATAACATAAAAAGAAAGCGTTTTTTCAGTCGAATGTCGCCTCGACAATGCGAGCAGAACGTGTCGTGTTCAAGTCGATAAAACTAAAGTGTATGCTAAAATAACACAATGTTCAAGTTATGTCACGACATCACCGCGAAGTTCTGCAAGTTCTTCATCTGTTAACTTAGCGAATTGTTCCTGAGACAGCTTTGCCACTTTTTGTGCGGTTAGCTTGCCTGCATCACCTAACTGATCAGAACTCAACCCTACTTTATCCGTGCTTGGCGGGGAAGATACGGCGGCGGCGGCTTTTTTAGCAATATTTTTCTTGGCCCGTTCTTTAGCATCTGCAATGGCTTGTTCTGGGTCTTTTTTCGGCCCTTCCTCCTTACCAGGTTCTTTCTCCCCCTCAGGCGCAGCCTCTTCAACAAGAGGCATTACGTAACGAATCGCGCGAGTAAGCGCTTGGCTTGGTGTGTTGCCATTCGCAACAAACGCATCCCGTAGTTCTAAAACCTCAGTAGCAATATCCGCGTCAAAACCTTCGTCATCAGGATTTAGTATTGGGTACTCTTTCTCAATGTTCTGCACCAGCAAATCATATCGCGTGCTTTCTATTGCGCGCGCTTCCGAAGACTGAACTCGACGATCAGCGTTGAGCTCAATAACAGTGCGTTCGAGACGGCGTATTTGTGTCATCAACGATGTAGCCTTCTGCACATCATTGTCTAAGAGCGCTCCACTGTATTGCTCTTCGAGGGTAGTAATTTTTGCTTCGTACTCAGAAATTTGTGCGTTGTGTTGGGCCGAATCATCACTCTGCTTTATTTTTTTCAGCTCTGTTTCCAGGGCTGTGCGAGCGTTTCGTTCTTTCTCCAATATAGCTTTGTGGCGGTCTAAAGGAATCGCTGTTGCTTTTGAAGTCTCGTTTTCTTCCGCCGCTTCTGAATCCTCGCTCTCTGTTCCTTCTTGCCCAGCGTTGATTTCTTCTTGAAGCGCGGCTGTGGTCTCTTCATCGTTTGCGGCGCCTGATTCATCCTCATCTCCTGACAACAGATCGCCTCTGGTTAAAGCTTCGGCTCGTAGCTCCTCGGCGGTTTTTTCGGGTTCTTTGCCGTCGGTCGTGTTCGAGGCGGTGTTTTCAACATCTATATCGTTGGTATGTGGCATTACAACTCCTTTTACAAGTGAAAAAAATCTTACGCGGTGCTTTTTTCTTTACGCTCGGTTTTCGAGCGAGAAGCGCGTGCGTTAGCAAAACGTGCTGCGGTTGAGTCTTTACCGTCGCGAGCAGCTTGTGCTCTCTTAGCTAAATCCAGCTTCTCGCGTTCAAGTTGTAGTTTTTCACGTTGAAACTGCTCGTCAGCACGTTGTTTATCAATCGCTAAATTACTCTTGACTTCGGCTTCCAACGCTGCAGATCCGTTACCGCGAGTATCATCCCCAGCGCCTTCGGCTTGTGCCTTAGCATCACTAAGTGATGACTGCGATGTACTAGCCCCAGCCTTAGCAAGTGCTAGCGCAGCGTCGGCTTTAGTTTTCTCGACATCAGCAGCTTTTTGTTCTAAGTCGAGTTGCGCGATGCGTTGCGCCTCCTCAGAATTGTTTTTCTGTTCTAAGTCCTGCAGTATCTCGGTTTTGTTTTGTAAACGGCTAGCCCCAATGAGTACCGAATCGTCAATATCAACGTCGAGCTGACGCAGCGCTAACGCTTGGTCAAACTGACTGTCTTCAAGTGTTTCGCGTTGTGGCACAGAACTAATAACTACTTCGTACTCCCCCAAAGTCAAATCATTAACAATGACCCCTTCCGGCGAAAACTGATTAACTTTAACTTCTTCGTCCTGAGCACCGCCTTTAGAGTTAGTAATCATAAACGTGCGCGGCTCAGTGTAAAAAGTTTGCACCAGCTCCAGTAAACGGCGGGCAAGCCAAAAATCAGTACGCGTGAGGCTGTCAAAGACTTTTGCAAAACCAGTTGTACCTGCTTGGCGTTTTTGTTGGATGGCTTTAGCAGCAACATCGGCACGGTCTTGACCTTGTAAACTATCACTGACCCCGGAAATACTTTTGATGTGGTCTTCTGCTTTAAATGAAATGCGATCAAGTCCTTGAGGGACTTGGTTAGGCGTTATTCTATCAATGGCATCTAGCTCGTTGAGCTCAAGAACAAGGCCGGTCTCAGCCCCTCGTTGCTCTAACTCGTCAACTGACATATTCAGCAGTCCCCCCGCCTTTACTTTCCAGCCGCTGTTAGCAGTAGAGTTCACAACGTGTAGCTCTTGCGAACTCACTTTATTAAGTAGCTCCTGCGGGGATAAAAGATTCTGGACAAGGCCGATAGTATTCCCACGACGGAAATATGGAAAATACGGAATAATAGTAAACGACTCATACGGTGACCAGTCATCATGCAATACTATGTCATCAGCAATAACCGTCCAACGAATTCGCGGAGCGATTTTGGTAATGATCTCATAACCAAGAGCTTTTTTGGCGGTTGCGATCTTGTCTTCAGACCAAGAAAGCGGTACTGGGCGCGTCTCCCCCGTAGCAAGATCGACAAAATACCGAGACTTATCGAGCCTTCTTTGCTGCAGCTCAATAATACGTATGTTGCGTTCAGTCTCGTCATGTTCTCCGAAAAAGCGAGCAGTTCTAGTGTTCACTAGCTCGCCAAAACGGTCGCGGGTGCCGTCGATAGAATCGGTGCTATCTGCAAACGTGCTTGTGCCACGCCCCCGTAATATTTCAGCGTCTTTTTTAGAATATAAAATTTCTATGTCGTCTGCAGTCAACCACTTCGTAGTGATCACTTGCCCCCACGTATTCGGGTCGGCGTCTTCAGCATCAGGGTCGGGAAGGACATTTTTTGGGTTTATGGGGGTTATCACTACGTCGCCCTGAAGAGACTCGTCGAACGACATACGAACATCTAAATACCCACGTGACGTAATGATGCCATCAGCAAAAAGATCGCTGCGCTTCCAATCCAGTTGAGTGGTGTTGGAGATATGCTTGAATACTTTAGCTAGCGCATCAGCTACTTCGTTCGAGCCGCCAGCTTTTGGTCTGAATGTGATCTCTGACCGGTTTAATATCTGCTCCCCCATCACATTAGCCACTGTGCTTAGGATCTTGTTGATTGTGAGCGCTGGCCGACGAGTCTCGCGCAACTTAACTAAATCTTCCTGCCGCCATTGATCGCCTGCGAAAAAATTCTCGCATTTATCTGCTTTGTGCACGTATTCAACGTGCCCCGCGTCTCGTGAGCGAAGGTATAAATTCCAAACCTTACGGGCAAGTTTAGTATTAACCGGCATTTTTTCGAATCCCTAACTCAATTAGATGTTTTATTTTCACAACCACATACTACTACAAGTCGGTTTTTTTTCAACCAAAATATTAAAATTAAGCCGCCATGTACGAACCGCGCCCCGCGTTTTTACCAAGCCCCAACTTATCGCGCCAGCCCTTTTCTTTTTTCCTTTTCAAAGGGCGCGGCGCTTCGTGCTTAAGACATAGCTCAACGCCCCAAGCCAAACTGTCAACCCGATCGTCGTGTGTACCTGACGGAAACCGCAACATTTCGCGCTTCGTTGCGTCATACCAAACACCAGTTTCATTAAAAACCACCATGCCTTGTTGCAGCCGTCCTTGCAACGGAGCAGCGCGTACTTTTTTGTCTGTTATCGGTTTAAGTACTTCGATCGGAGGGTAGTATTTACGCCGCCGCATCTCCTTCTTCAGCGTAGCTTGCAAAGTGCGCCATATCTGGCCGTCCTCAAACCCCAAGATCATCGACTTATGATCCCATTTCTGCGCCAGATCCAATATCGCGCTCACCATACGGTAAGCATCCCCCGTTTTAAACGAAACTTGCTCCGCAACATACAGCATGTCCTCATCGTCATGCAACAACACTGTGCCGACGGTAAAATCGTTCGCTTGCTTGGTAGAAATCGCAAAATCCCATGTGCTCCTAACCGTAAAGTTCTTAGTCCATGGTAACGGACCTCTCTTGAACATATCCTTCGTAAAGAACGCTCCGTCTTCGGGCACCGGGTTTTGTTGATACAACGCCGCCCAAAACTTCGGGCTAATTGTGCGCTTGATCTGTTTGAGTCGCTTAAGATCAAAACGCTCAGGATGAAGCGCCTCTCCTTCGCGGCGAAGCAATTCGTGTTTAGCTAAGTCGGGCTGATCGTCACTGGGCGCAGCACGAATAATTTCAAACGTTTCTTTGTTCAAATACTCATTGCTTTCTGCTATAGCTGGGTACTTAACAATCTCAAACCTATCCGATTCAGCGTCATCCTCCATGGCCTGTTGTAATCGGCCAGCCAGATCGTCGTCGTGCCACCATGTCTGGATAACCAACACCCCTCCGCCCGGAGCAAGACGCGTGTAGGCCGTAGAGCCATACCAATCCCACAAACTCTCGCGCACGCCAGCACTCTCGGCATCTTCACTGTTCTTTATCGGGTCATCGATGACTAAGCAGTTCGCGCCCTTACCAGTAATGCCGCCGCCAACACCGGCTGCTACATAAGCCCCGCCCTGTATAGTTCCCCACTCGTCGTTCGACCTGTTCTCTGGGTCTAGCCTTGTCTCAAACACAGACTGGTAATCTGGCAAGTCCATCAAGTTCTTTATCTTCTTGCTAAACCCGATCATCAAACTAATATTATACGCCGCGCAGATAAACTCGTGGTTCGAATAACGCCCTAAGTGCCACGGCGGGAACATTTTACTCGCAAGCTCGGACTTTCCCGCACGCGGAGGCATCAATAACATCAAACGAGGGGACCTCTGGTTGGCAACATCATCTGAAAACCGCTCTAGTCGTTTACAAATGTCTTTATGCACCCAACCGGCTGCGTACAATGGGTTCATTCTTTCGACAAAAGGCAGAAACCTACGCTTCGCCATAAGACGGCTAGCTAGTTCTACCTCGGCTGCTGCCGTGATGTCTTCTAGGTTACTCATCCTTAAGCACCTCGCCTTCAATCAACCGGCCTTGCCCTTTCTGAATAATTGTCACCAACTCCTCGTCAGACAGTCTGTTCAGCCGAGCCATAGCTGAATTATCGTTAACATCAACGCTAATTTTTTGTGGGGCATAGTACCCACACAACAACCCAATCTGCCTCCAGCCAGCAATCATTGTTCCTGGCTCTGACTGTAGCTCCGCCATATCAATTGCTTTCTTCAGCCCTTCAACTACATCTTCGCGAGTCAGTTGGCAAGCTTCCTGATAAGCCTCTCTTTCAAGCTGAACAATCTTCAATACCGCGGGATCTTTAGCAAGCTGATACGCCATAGAGCCGCCGTCTGCATAACCGGCTTCGCGGCCAGCCGCTGGGATCGACATGCCTTTTGCCCATGCTTGTGCAAACCGCATCTGTTTATCGGTCAGTGGTCTGTCCGGGTTTCTCTCCGCTACGGGTTTAGGGTCGAACAACTGTAAGCCTTTGCGACTCTCTTGGTGTTTTGCGCGTTCCGCGATTTTCGTCGCCGATGGTTTGGTCTTCTTAGGTGTCGGGTCATTGCGTTTGTCCTGCAAAGGCACTACGCCCTGAGCACGTTGCGCATTGCGCTTAGCAAGCCGCTTTTTGTACCGCGCTTGGTTCTTTTTGTCTACTGTCGGGTCTGCTTGTTCTATCATGAGCGAAGAATACCACAATGTGATTAGTGGAGTACACTTAAATCGCATTGTACCTCGTGCTCCGTGCGGGGGGTTCTTTTTCTGGTAAAAAATTTTCTGAAAAAATTTTGTTATGTACCGTCGCGCGACACCCCTCCCCGGCAACGGGAGAAACCACACCCCACTTCGGATTCGCGTTTTTTAAAGTCAAAACCAAAACCGCTCGAAGCCCTCAGCACGAAGCCCAACCACTCAGTCCTCAGCACGAAGTACGATGTGGATAGAAAAAGACCCTCTATCCACTTAGCTGAGCTTTTGTGTTTATTAACTAACTGGAGTACAACATGAAGACCATATATACAGTAATCACCATAATAATCATCGCATATTTAGTTATCGATATTGACACAGAATATCTAAGCTCGTCAGATTCAATAATAGAGTTTTACACATACTAATGCGCTTAGAGACAATACTAGCATGGAAAAGAGCAGCAGGTATTATGACGTTGTTCTTTTTCTACGTACTCGTTGGTTTAAGCACCTACGAGATTCTAATTTAAGGAGAACTATCATGATGTACATAATCGTGTTGTTTAACCCCGCTACACTTACATCAATATGCCATGTTGATGATGACTTGGCATTGTATCAAACAAGTAGCTTCCAAGAAGCTTCGGACGAAGCACTACGTGCCAGAGCTACATACCCATGGGCTGAGACCCGTATCATCGGACAACGATAAACTCAAAACCATGGACGATGGCAAACCCACCGTCCATTTTTTAAAACGTTCTTGTTTTTAACTATTTCTAGGAGAGCATCATGTACGAACTAATTTTATACACAGTGTTGTTTCTTTCTATAGCTGCGTTACTCAAACTCATATTATTCGACATCATCGAAGATATGACGGAGGACAGAAAATGAACGAGTCATGGAAAGATGCTGCTAAGAAAGCACAGGATGAAAACGATAAAAGACTACTAAATAGTTTTAGATTCAAAGTGTTAGTCTTTATTTATAACATTGAAGCCAAGATACTTCGTGCGAAAAGATTAATTGCGGAGTATCTTAAACTTAAGACATTGTGCTTTAAACTCAAATACTTGTGCTTCTGTCTTAATGTTAAGAGTAAGATTCTTAGCATGAAGATACTATGGGCGAAGTACATCGAGCGAAGGAGGAAATAATCATGAAGCACGTAATAGATTTTTACAATGAGCTCTTATACAAATACAGAGTACATCGTGCTAACCAACTAATGAAACGCGCCCATCAAGCAATTGAAGCGGCTCGAAACTGCAATAAAACTAATGCACACGTTGTACTCTGTAAAGAAATGTACGCTATGGGGCTTATTATACAAGCTGAAGTAGCAATTGCAGCAATTAACAAAATGAATAACGGAGGCAATCATGTTAGTTGAATTTGGAACCATTGCATTCTTACTAACGATGAGCTTAGTGCTGCTATTTACACGACTCACACGTTATTGGAAGCGCAAAGTACTTGAGAACCCGCTAACGTGTGACATTAGTATATTCACTATCGTTTATTGGCTTCATATGGGTTCGTTTAGTGGCGGTATGATTGCAGCGCTTGCTGCTTTTTTTACAAGCCTTTGTTTATCAACAGGAAGATGGTGGTACCGCATAGGACAAGAAGAATCTAATTTAAACAACAAAGAGGAGGTGCGCGACAAAAGAGAACTGTAACACAACTCCCTAGTAATTGCTAGGGACGATTAAACTTAAATTTTAAAAACTTTAAAAGGAAATATCATGAAAAAGACTAATACAAAACCAACAGTTATAAACCACCCAACAAAAGATGCAGCAAAAAATCTAAATGTTGTGGATCTGGTGTGTGACCCATCCAAAAGTGATGATGAACGGCGATTAGGAATTAAAGTCGCTGTTAACGCAGTCACATCTCAAATTGTCAGTAACTCTCTGGCATTAGCCAGAAAGAAAACAGAGTTATTGCCAGAGGAACCAACACTAGACCTGCGAAACGAGCAAGACATCAACGCAGAACCACGTGCGGTTCCATACGGATTTGAAGAACCTGTAGATCGTGCAAAATTACTAAATCAGCTTGTTACTTTACGAGCTGATCTTATTAAAGAGTATGACCCTTTAATAAGATTTGCCGAGATAAACATGGTGCAAAACAAATTTGATCTACTGTTAACACCAGCGCAATTTTTAGAATTTCGAATTAAAACGGCTGGTGAAGTAAACATCAACGCAATCAAGCGAGGTGTTGAAATGTTCAATGAACCAGAAGACCTAGTACGCCAAATCATGATAGAAGACGCACGGAAGCAAAAAGCTAATCTGGTTGCGTTAAAAGATGAAACTTTAGACATCATGAATGATGCAATTGAAAGTTCATCTGATTCAGGCGAACCAAGCGCTATTTTTGACTCTCTAATTGACGATGTAAAAATCGCTATTAAAGACAGAATAGCAGATAAAATAAACGCCGAATATCAGCGTTTATTCCCAATAGTTTTAAGAACCGGGAACCTTGAAATGTCAAGTCTGATGACGCTTTATAAAGCAATGTTTGAAGAAATTAAAGCTTTATAAACGTTACGCTCCGGCATCCTTTAAAGCTTTATCTACACGCTTAGGACGTCGGAGCAATTTCTTTTTAGCCTTATCTAACAATCCACTCCCTAATCCCCCAGGACTCCGTAAACCACGTTTTTTTACATCAGTAGTATTTGCCATAATAATCTCCTTGACACACTCAAAAACACAGTATACCATGCAACTCTGCTTTAAAAAACCCGTAATCTTATTAGTGGTAACACTATAAACAGTGGGGTTATTTCAGAACACTATAAGTTCTTGAAAACAAAAGAATGTTCCAAAACTTCGGAACACCTTTAAAATTTCGGAACAGCTTGAAACACCCACCAATAAACACATCCAGCTACTTTTGTTCCAATGTTCCAAAATTCTTCGTACTAGCTATACACGAGGGAGATTTTTTTATATTTATTTTTATTTTTATATATACAATTATTTAACTATATTTTAGAACATTGGAACAATTATATATAAGTATATAATAATAAAGAAAAAAAGCTGTTCCAAAGTTGTTCCAAAGTTGTTCCGATGTTCCAAAATAAACCTAAAAAACACTGTTTAAGCCTTCGTCCTTAGCACGAAGTACTAAGTAAAATGTACAAGAAGTATAATAAATGGCGTAGAAATATAATGAAAAACACCCGGAAAGATGAAAAAAGAACACTAAACTCGCAAAAAAAAGTCGCTGAAGCGAGAGATTTCGCACGTAAAGCCATACATAACCACTATAATTTTACTGAAATCTATAATCCTACCCCCCAACAATGCTTAGAATATTTACATTTTCCGACTAAAAATCACCTCACACGCATAACTTTAAAATCTAGAATGCGTAATATTCCTGAAAAACACCGTGAATTTTGTGAAATACAATTAAAATTAGAAGGTTTATGGCCATAAAAACTACCCTTAATAAACAATAAACCCTATAAAAACTGAAAAATTATTATGTCATACGCTAAATTTCATAAGCTTAAAAATCCTAACGCTCAACAATGCCTAGAATATCTACATATAGAAATTAAATACCCTTTTCTTACAAATATGATTTTAGAAAATAGATTAAGTCACATTCCTAAAGAACATCGCACGTTTTGCGAAGCTCAACTAAAGCTTGAAGGTTTATTATGACATCCATTACAACGCATACTACTTGGACTCAATACAAACAAGCTCGCAAAGAATTTATTGCTATTAACAAACCTACTATACAACAATGTTTAAAATATTTACGAGTTAAAACTACTTATTTTAATGAATCAGATCTAATAGCTACAAATGTTCTTGTTGGCAATACAGATCTAACGCAAGATTACTATGTTCCTAAAGAACATCGCGCCTTTTGTAGAACTCAATTAAAGCTCGAAGGACTATTATGACTAAAAACGAACGTTATAAAATTAATTGCATGTTTATCGACGAATTTAAAAAAATAAAAAACCCAACTGCAGAACAATGCTTATTATGGATAATAAGTTATCCTAGATTCATCAGAGTAAACCAATTAAAACACATTCCTGAAGAGCACCGTAATTTTTGTGAAGCTCAATTAAAATTAGAAGGATTAATGTAACTAAAAGACTAAACATTATTATGACCCCTATTGAATTTCGTAAACTTAAAGATCCTAGCATTCAACAATGTTTAAAATATTTACATCTAAAAATTACATATCCTTTATTCCCAGATATAGTTTTAAGGGCCAGAATAGAACGCATTCCTGAAAAACATCGTAAATTTTGTGAAACTCAATTAAAGCTAGAAGGATTACTATAATCAAAAAATTAAAAACCATCATGACACACGATAAATTTTTCAGACTCAAAGATCCTAATATCCAACAATGTCTAGAATACTTACATCTAAAAATCACCCCCTCTCTTTTTACAGATGTGGTTTTAAAAAATAGATTAAGTTACATTCCTGAAAAACACCGTGAACTTTGCAGAATACAATTAAAGCTTGAAGGATTACTATAACTAAGAAGCTAAAAATTATTATGACACGTACTGAATTTCGTAGACTTAGAAATCCTAGCATTCAACAATGCTTAGAATATTTACATATAGAAATTAAATATCCTTTACTTGCAAGTAGAATTTTAAAAGTTAGAATAGAACGTATTCCTGAAAAACATCGTGAGTTTTGCAAAATACAATTAAAGCTTGAAGGATTACTGTAACTAAGAAGTTAAAAATTATTATGACACGTGCTGAATTTTACAACCTCAAAGATCCTAGCATTCAACAATGCTTAGAATATTTACATATAAAAATTTTATACTCTTCATCTTCAGATATAGTTTTAGCAAACAGAATGAAACGCATTCCTGAAAAACACCGTGAATTTTGCAGAATACAATTAAAGCTTGAAGGCTTATTATGACCGAAGATGAACGTGAAAAAATCTACTGGATGAGTGCGGATGCATTTATGAACATAAAAAACCCAACCTTAGAAACATGCTTAGTGTGGCTACGCAGCTACCATAAAAAATTCAGACCAGAGCAATTAAGGTACATCCCTATAGAGCACCGTGAACTTTGCAAAATACAATTAAAGCTTGAAGGATTACTATGAACGCAGATGAAATACTTACTCATTTTGGAAAACATATTGTTGAAATTACTGACCATAAAGAATTATATAAAACACCCTATAAATTTCGTACACCTGATGTATGCATAGCATTTCTAAAAGGGTTGCGTTTTTCTGTAAATCGTAATCATTACATTAATGTTTGGGTTCCTAAAAAACATAGGGAGTTTTGTAAAACACAATTAAAACTCGAAGACTTACTATGACACGTGATACTTGGCCTCAATATAAACAAGCTCGCGATGAATTTACTATTATTGCTAACCCTACTAAACAACAATGTTTAAAATATTTACGAGTTAAAGTTATTTTTTTTAGCAAGTCAAACCTAATGGAAAATTGTTATATCCCTATAGAACATCGTGAGTTTTGCAAAATACAATTAAAGCTCGAAGGGCTGTTATGACTGAAGAAGAACACAATAAATTTTATTTTATGGGCGATTATGCATTTACTAGAATAAAAAACCCAACCGCACAACAATGTTTAGCTTTTTTACGAGGATACAAAACTGACAAAGCAAAACCTATCCATTTAACCAATATTCCTGAAAAACATCGCACCTTTTGTAAAGCTCAAATAAAGATGGACTTACAACTACTCGAAGAAACACCAACACCAACACCAATACCAACACCAATACCAACAGCAGAACAATGCATGGTATGGTTACGTAACTATCCTAATTACGCTAGAGTAAGACAATTAAGATACATCCCTAAAAAACATAAAGAATTTTGTAAAGCACAGTTAAAGCTCGAAGGACTGTTATGACAAGAGATGAGTATGCTATATTTTATTTTATGACCTCTTCTATATTCACCAAGATAAAAAACCCAACTACAGAACAATGCCTGGTATGGCTACGTAGCTATGGTAAAGAATTCAGATCAAGCCAATTAAATTATATCCCTGAAAAGCATCGCAAATTTTGCGAAGCTCAAATAAAAATAGACTTACAACTATCAAAATCACCAATAACAACAACACTAACAGTAGAACAATGCATAACATGGTTATACAATTATCCTAAACACATTAGAATAAAACAATTAAAGCGCATCCCTAAAAAGCATAGAGAATTTTGTAAAACACAATTAAAGCTTGAAAATTTGCTATGACAAAAAAAGAATATTACACTTTTTATAATATGAACTTTACAGAATTTAAAAAGCTTCAAAACCCAACAGCAGAACAATGTTTAATTTTTTTACGGGGGTATACTAATAGCAGAGATCGTATAAATATGGTGCATGTTATACCTTCAAAGCATAAAGAATTTTGTAAAACACAGTTAAAACTCGAAAGCTTATTATGAAAAAACGTATAACTATTGCCGAATTCTACAAAATACCAGATCCAACAATAGAACAATGTTTAGCGTTTATTCGAACCTACGAACGTGAATCATGGCGTCGCTTTCTAATAATAAAATATGTTCCTGAAAAGCATCATGAATTTTGCATAACACAATTAAAGCTCGAAGGGTTATTGTAATTATAGAAAACACCAAATGAAAATATATTTAAAAAATCATTATGACTAAAACCGAATATGAAAAGTTCTATTATATGGAGCCCCCACAATTCGAAGAAATAAAAAACCCAACCGCAGAACAGTGCTTAGTTTTTTTACGGGGGTTCGGTAAATGCAACGCACTACATTATCAGCATCTTATCCCTAAAAAATATCGCGCTGCTTGCGAAACACAATTAAAACTTGAGGGTTTGTAGTAACAAAAAATGAGTAATTTTTACATGCTTAAAAATCAAAATAGATGGAAAGAATACACAATAGCACATAGTAAATTTTTAAATATAGACAACCCCACCCCCCAACAATGTTTAGAGTACTTACGCCTTATTAACACATTTAATTTTAATTGGGCACTCCTCTACAATATAAAATATGTTCCTGAAGAACATCGCGCTTTCTGTGAGACACAATTAAAATTAGAAGGTTTGCTATGACTGAAAAAGAATATGAAAAATTCTTCGTAATGGGATCTAATACTTTCCACAATCTACAGAACCCAACGGCAGAACAATGCTTAGCTTTTTTACGAGGGTATAGAAGCCAGTTAAGCCTTAAAAAGGTAGATGAACACATCCCTAAAAAACATCGCGAATTTTGCAAAGCCCAATTAAGATTAGAAGGTTTATCATGACAAAGAACATTACTTTGCACGAATACGTAGCCGTAAAAAAAAATTTTTTAGAACTTCATAACCCTAACCCACAACAGTGTTTAGATTTTTTACGTGAGTGTAAATCAGTACTACTACTTCATCATCATATACGAACATACATCCCTAAAAAACATCGTGCATTTTGCAGAACACAATTGAAGCTCGAAGGCTTATTATGACCGAAAATGAATACGAAACATTTTATTATATGGGGAAAACAAGATTCGCAAAATTAACAAACCCAACCTTAGAACAATGTTTAGTATGGTTACGCAGTTATAAAACAGAAATTATACCCCAACGAATAAATTATATTCCTAAAAAACACCGAGAGTTTTGTAAAATACAATTAAAGCTCGAAGGCTTGTTATGACTGAAAAAGAATATAAAGATTTTTATTATATGGAGGAATTAGAATTTAAAAGTGTTAAACACTTAACAGCAGAACAATGCTTAGCTTTTTTACGAGGATACGAACCCTATTTAGATATAAATGATTTACAAAGAATACCTGAAAAGCATCAGGAATTTTGTAAAATCCAATTGAAGCTCGAAGGCTTGTTATGACTGAAGAAGAATACAATATATTTTATTCTATGGGTGTATATAAATTTACCCAGATAAAAAATCCAACAGCAGCACAATGCTTAGCTTTTTTACGAGGTTATGAAAAAGAAATAAATTTTTCGCGTTTAATTGACATCCCTAAAAAACATCGTGAATTTTGCATGACACAATTAAAACTAGAAGGCTTACTATGACTGAAGAAGAATATAAAAAATTTTTCATTATGGGCGCTTGCACTTTCCGTGAATTAAAAAACCCAACTGCGGAACAGTGTTTAGCTTTTTTACATTACTACATCCTTAACAAAGGCGGGTATACTATACCTGAAGCACTTGAATTTATCCCCGAAAAACAGCGTGAATTTTGCAAGTCTCAATTAAAATTAGAAGGGATTGATATCGATGAATGAAGAAAAAATAATCAATAAAATCAAAAAAGATTTTTATGACTATCATTATATTGAACGCCCTACAGTTCTAATGTGCCTTACTTATTTAAGA